CTCTGAGTATACCACCGACTACCTTGGAGAGTTTATGGAGGTAGGGACCAACGGATACCTTGAATCTAGCCCGACTGGCCTGAATGAGTCGAGCGGGTTTTCCTTCATTTTCAAAGCTAACTTCTGATTTAATGAAGGCATCCCGCTCGACACAATCTTTCTTGGATAAGCCCTTGTCACTAAGAGATTTTAGCGCTCTCAAATGCGCATTTCTCTTATCGAGTGGAAAGCGGCTATTCCATTCCTCAAACCCTGTGGGTTTGAAACTGTGTCGTCTAGGGCCAAAAAGCTCAACCAGCAGGTTGGAGGTGAATCCTATAAACTCAGTCAACACGTCCTCATTGAGCGGATTTGGTGGGCCAAAAGCTCTATCCTCTATCGACCTTCTTAGCGTCGGCTCGTCTTGATTAAAAATAACCGGAGCGTAGCCGCTAGGCTGGAGCCCATAGTTAAAGACTTGTCTTTTGTCTCTAACACTAGGTTCAAACACGCCACTGTAAGACACCTCAGAACTGTCAATTATAGTTGACTCGGAACTGGTACCTTTTGTGATTGGCCCATGTCCCAACGTTCTCTCGAGTAATCGTTCAGTGACGTCAACAACCTCATTTCCAAACTCAGTATTGTAAAACTGAGTAGGTCTTGGTCTGTCGCTAAAAAACCAATTCCTCAGCCGGTATATCATGTTAAGTCCTCGAGCAAATTTTCTCTCAGTTCTAGTAGATAGCGCAACATCTCTGTAATACAACTGAATCTCTCGCCACGTCCCTAAGACGTATTGGACGGAAACAGTTAATATTTGCAGATAATTATGCTGACTCGTGTTAGAAGTCCAGTTTTTCAAAAACATCTCGGCCGTCTGATACAATGATATTTCCAACTCACGTGTGCAGGTGTATGCGCAAACGTAGAGGTGATTTAGAAGGGCTTGCGGGACATCAATCCCGCATGGGAGAGTTACCAACGCTTTCCCATTTCGAGTTTTGACCAACTCATTCCAGAGGATTTCGTTATCCTCTACAGGAGGGTCGAGAGGCCGTATCACAAAACTAAATACCGCTGAATAGACGGCAGTATGACCTATGTCCTTAATTTTGTTGAACACAACTTGACCTACAAAAAAATGGCTAAATCCTCCTTTTCTAAGCCAGCGCATCGCCGAATGCAAATATCCAAAAGAGCACCCAGCTACGGCCATCTCGACCTCCTCTCCCCTGACTCTGTAATGAGCCTCATCATAATATGAACCAGCATTATTCCTGAATTCGTGGACACAAAAGTAAAACTGGTCATACATCATGGCCAGTTGTAACATTGTATAAGGCGTTAGATAATAAGCACTATGAACGGACATCAACTTGTCCGTTTGAATGCAATTACAGTCTTCCACCTTATGAGTACAATAGTTCCCACGTCCGGCAATTTCATATTTATGATTTCTCACCGAGTCCTGCCCACTGAGAACGGGACAGCAACAATGTATGTTGCTCCTCCCCAGGGCGGAGTGTCTTTCAACACTCCCACCGATATCAAGGATGACCCCGTCACCCCTGAACATCCTCACCATCACATCCTCGGCTATCATCCTTTCGATATGTAGTTTTGGGTGCGATGATGGTATAGCTGATCTCCCGGTCACCTCGTAACCAGGAAAAGCTTCTACCAGCCAGTTCTGTAATGACTGGCTGATAGGGAACGGTACAGTTAAAGTACGCATTTG